GCAAAACATAAAGAATGTTCTGCTCTATTGTAGCACAGATTACGCTCCGGGTGAACCGAATACTGCGCGTGGGTCAGAATAGCCGAAGCTATAACGCTCACGAGCTTTAAAGCGCATGTTGCCTGTGTCGAAATCCGCTTCCATGTTTGTGCGCATTGGTGAACGCTCAAAATGCTTGAAGCCGTTAGGTGCGTCAGTCTTAATGAAGAACGCATCTGGGTCGGTCAAGAAGTGGTTAACAGTGTAACCCTCTGGAAGCATACCCATGTTACGGATTGCGTTGATATCATTGTCTGCCGTGCCGACACGTAGAGTTGATTCCAACAAACGATCTGCAACGAATTGCAATTGTGGTGGAATAATCATTTTAGTGCCGCGCAGAGCAATGATCATGTTGCGTTCGTCAACGAATGTTGAGATGTCAATAAGAGCATTCTCAAGTGATGTTTCGTTGAGGTCCGCAGCAGTTGACGGTTCATTGCGGAATGTGCCGCCGCCAGCCAATGGGTGGTCGGTTGCACAAAGCTCTTTACCGTCACCGCCTGTGAAGCTTGAATTGAACGCATTGTTCAATGTAGCTGCGGCTTTGACCTGCTTTGTGTGCGCCATCGAACGAGCCAACGCTCTTGTATAACGTGCGCCAAGGCGGTCATACAAGTTGTCTTCGACAGCTTCTTCGGTTAGTGCGAATGCAAGCGCAACTGTTTCGTGTGTATAACGAGCAGTATATGCTTCATTTGCATTGTCAAACTGGACACCAGATCCTTCGTTTTTAGTCGGAGCATTTCCGAATCCGACCAGCATAACCTCTTCTTCGAATGCACGGTCAGAAGATTCCGTGTCGTAGATTTCCGCATGCTGATTTTCATAGCGGTCATACTCAATACCGAACAAAGCATTAAGGCCCGGCTCTAGTTCTTTAACGAGTTGTGAACGTGAAATTGCCATGAGTCACTCCTCTCCTTACGCCAGACCTGCAGTGCCAGCACTGAACAGGTGGTTGTTAATTTTGACAATCACGTTAGTGTTTGCCGACGAAACATCGCTGTTCTCAGGATCTTGAGAAATATCAATGGCTTTCAACGGCAATGTTGCTGTTGTTGCGCCAGTTGTTACGTCCAATTCCATGCGAGAACCACCAGAAGTGGTGTCACCTACAGGTGAATTGTCAACGATGTCGAAATTACCCGCAAGATCAGCTACAGGGAATGCAGCGTCTGCTTGAACTTCGAATGTTGCATTTGGATCATCAATTACGTCTGCAATGATGTCCGCTGCAGCCACACTACCGGGATAGTAGTTTGACCAAGTTGGTTTGCCTGTCGTCGGGTCTGTATAGTTACAGCCATTAAACACGCCAAGAATCAGCCCTGAACCACCAGCAGCAACACGCTCAATGCCACCACCAGTTACCATTGAAACTAGGTCGCCTTGGTAAATAGCAGTCGCGTAGCCTGAAGCAATGCGATAACGGTTCTGTTGTTGAGAACTAATACTTGTACGTGACGGACGAAGGCCAAAAGGTGCGTCTATATTCGCCATCCTTATTCTCCATCAGGTTTAGGTCGTGAGCCGAAACTCACAGTTGTTTTGCGTTGCGGTGCCAATTTAGGCATCGCGGGGTTATTTTCGCGCATCCAATCACGATCAACAGCTTCCATTTGGTTATTAGTAACCCCTTGGTAGTGCTGATTGCGTTGTTCTGCCAACTCGACGGGGATTCGAGCAAGTACTAGACCGCCAACACCAATGATGCCTGCGTTTCGCCCCTCGTCAACAACTGGACCTGCATAATCTGGATATTCCTCTGCACGAACGAGATCATATCCTTCTTGCCGCCGCTTATGGACGTTAGTTTTGTCGTCAAATTCCATCACAGATTCACGAATCCAGCGATGTTTGTACCCCAAAGGGGGTTCCGGTGCTTCCAAGGCCGTGCCGGGTCTCCAAACTCTGCGCTCTTGGCGCTCCCGCGTTTGTGTTTCGCGTGAAGTACGGTCAGCCATGTTAGTCTCTCCGATTTTCAAGTTTAGCTACTTGAGCAGCGTATTTATCCAAGGGAACACCTAATCTTTTAGCCAAGCGCACTTGACCAGCATTAAGCTCCACTTGCTTTTTCCGTCCGCTTTTTAAGGAACGATTTCCGCTCCCTGCAGGTGTGACAGACTGGACGCTTTTCTTGTCACCCTGAAACTTATGAGGCATTTCTTTGCGCATACGCTTATCAATCTCCGCATAATATTCGTCTGAAGTCGGATCATAACCCTCTTCCGCAACGAGCGTTTCGTGAATAGCACGAGCCGCACTTTGCATAATTTTATCTTCTTGAAACCATTTGTTCTTTTTTAACCAATTAGCCAATTTAGGATCTTGTTGCTGTGGTTGCGGCCTTGGCTGCTGTTGTTGTCTCATTTGTGCTTGCGCTTGTGCTTGCGCTTGCTGTGCTGCAGCTTGAGATCTTTGCTTTTGAACGCGAATGCGTTCTTTTTCAATAGCAATTTGAGAAATTGCCTGTTGAGCATCTGCTACTTTATCATAATCCCCAGCTTCATATGCTTCTGCTAAAGCACGTTTTGCTTGAGCCTCTTGAGAAGAAATACGGCCCTCATATTCAGACATATAACCAGTGTTAACAGTCGATAAACGATTTTTATATTCTTCATTTTGCGCTTGAACCTGCTGAATGTACTGAACTGCGGCTGCAGCTTCTTCTTCTGCCTGTCTGCGTTGCGCAGTTAATTTTCGAATACGGCGCTGAACATTTTCACTATATTCGTCTAGTTCTTCATCATCGTCGTAATCATCACGAACATTTGTTCGGGTTTCTTTAACCTCATCGGTAACGTCTACAGCATTACCAATATACGCTTCAGAACCAGAAAACTCATCAGAGTCATCATCAAACTCTACAGATGTTGTTTCTTCAAATTCTTGATCTTCAGCTTCAGCCTGCATGAAACCTGTCTCCTTTGTTTGCACTATACATATGAAATGTCTTTCGGGTCAAGGATCGTGGCTATAATATTATCGTCATTTATAATACGAACCTCAAGTCCTTCCACTTTAAACCTATTTCCAGCATAACGTCCTATAAGAACCCAATCTTTTTCAGAACACCACGGTCCTGTTGGGAATTTTTGGGAGTCTTGGTATGCGTCTGGCCCTAGTTTAACAACATACGCCGCGACTGTGGCAAACGCCTCACGATCACGAACCGCGTCTGGAACATATACACCGCCCTTAGTTTTTTCACTTGGATAATATGGTATAATAAGCATTCTATACCCAGTAGGCTGCGGTAATCGCTCTAATGCCGAAGTTTCCATTTGCGATGGGTCATTTTCATTTTTGCTTTCAGGTGCATCTTTTCCAAAAGCTGTTTTTACAGGCTTTGGAAGATCTTCCATACCTGCTGGTTTATTTGCTTTTCGTGCCACATGCTCTGGCACGTATAGTTTTTTAGTCATCTGCATACTCAATAGATTTCATTGCTGATCGGATTTCATCTTCCATGAACGTCAAGCCTTTAATTTGCCCAACGGCAAACCTGTACTCCTCAAAAGAGCCAATATTACCCGTACCCAAAGACACCTGTATGTCTTCACGTCGTTGACGTAACTTATTGTAGAGGTATTCAGCTAGATGTAGTGCGTCCATGTGTGTCTCCCACTAGAACTTTATACGATCTATCGGAAAACACAAGTATTTATCCCACAGGTTTAGAAAATACCCTCAAATCTCTGGGGTCTAGCGATTCTGCTAAACCTGCTAATCACCCCACCGTCAGCTTTTTTTACTGGCTTTCTTTTTGGCTGGAGCTTTTTTCTTTGCAGGGGCTTTTTGGGGCTTTTCGACCCACGCTTCGTTTTCTGGGGTGTTGGGGTCGTCTTTGACGAAGTGGCCTTTCGCCGTCCGCGCCCTGACTTTCTCGACTCCGCCAGTGCTATCGCTACTGCTTGCTTTTGCGGATACCCCTCCGACACTAGCTTGCTGATGTTGGAGCTTATCGTTTGCTGACTCTTCCCTTTTACGAGAGGCAATTTTCTCCTCCTTTATGACTTGCACCATTTTGGCGCGTAAACTACTGGTCATTGTCTATTTCCCTTCATTCTTGCGTTAAGAGCCGCAATATCACGTTGGGTTTGGATTCTATCTTCTGCGACTCGTGTTTTGTCTTCTAAAGCATCCTGTTGCAGCCTTAGACGTTCTTCAGCCAATCGCGCATCCATCATTTCGCGCTCACGCTCAAGCTCTTGTTTTGCATCAAACTCTGAAGACTTACGCTGCATGTCTGCTGCTTTTAGTTGTAGTTCTTGCTGCCTAATCGTAACGAGCGGATCTTCACCCTGTGGCATTGGCTCAACAGATTGCGTAAATTCTTCTGTAAGGTCTGCAATCAGCATAGCTGCTTGACGCTCTATCGCAGGCTGTAGCATCTGCATAGCCTCTGGATTTTGCTGAACCTCCGGTCCCGCTTGCTCCATAACGATCTGCTGTGCTTGCGCCTCTGCCAGCATACCAATATGTTCTTGAATATGCCCTTGAAGCGTTGCCATAGCCTGTGGATTCATTTGAACAACAGGCGTAGACATAATTGCTAAGTGCGTTTCAATATGTGCCTTATGGTCTTGCTGTGGAAATGCTTGCGGCATTCCACCAGTTAATGCAATTTTGTTTTCCATTGCGGCATTCATAGGCATCGGCTGTGGTGGTGGGGGCAAGATCGCATCAATGTTATTAACGCCAAGGGCTTCATACATTTTGCGATACGCTTGGTACAATCCTTGAGGCCCACCGTGAATTTGTGGATTAGATTGAACAAGTTGCAATTGGGTTTGCGCAAGAGCAATGCGCTGGGCCATAGAGAAGATGTTGGGGTCACTAACAGGAAGTACATCAACTCGTGCATCAAAATCTTGCGCAAAAACTTCGGGTCCAAACTCTGTGGACGGCATATAAGGATACATCTGAATTGTTTCAGAAAACACTTTCGCCAGAAGTTTAAACTCGATTTTTTGAGAATAATGCATGCGCTTATGAATCGCAGACATTACCTTAGTGCCACGCTCCATAATCGCCATTGTGGTGCCAACAGGCGTTTCTCCGCCCATCTCACCAATCTTCATGTCAGCCATAGCCGCAAAGCGGCGTCCTGCGTCCACAAGAGTGCCTAGAAGATTGTAAAGGGTACCAGAAGGCTCTTTGAAGGGAAGAGGCATCAAAGAGCTTCTGATATCCGTTCCTGCAACATCTATGTCGCGGAACTCACCCGGCTGAATGGCACTTTCTTCATCGCGGATACGCGCTCCACGAGCCTTGAAACCCGCAGGCAAGTTGGAGAGCGTACCCGCATCAATGAGTTGGCGCAGAATGGACGTAGAAGCTTGTGCCAGCCCACCGATCATGTGCGTCAAGCCAAAGCCGTAAAAACCAAGGCCCGGTAAAAACTTATAATGAACGAAATATTGCTTTCGCTTCATCATAGAGTCTGTTTCTTCATAGTTACGACGAATTGAAAGGATTTGACCCGTATCCTCAATGAGCGTCACGATATAAGGAAGCTTCAAGCCACTAGGTTGACCTTCCCTGTCCATATCTTCAAATCCGGGCAAATCTAAATCTGTATGAATTTCGTATAAAGTTAACTCTACAGACGCATTGCTGGGATGTACGCCTTGAAGTTCATTAATTGTTTCTTGAACTTCATTCATATCTTCGCCGGATTCACCATTCGCAGGTAAATCAACGTCACGGTAGAAACCCGCAAGCTGCAACTTACGAACTTCATTCGAATCCATCTTAATAACATGCGTAATACGTGGACTTGATGCCAAATCAGTAACGCCATATGGCACAACTAAATCTTCAGCATGAACAAACTGGCTTACAGCACGACCTTTAAGCGGATCAAAGTAAACTTTCTTAAACGTAGAACCAATAACCGGAAGATAGAATAGCATTTGATCCATTTCAGGATCATACTCTTCCATTTCGTAAGTAATCATATAGTTCATATAGTCTTTGACGCGCTCCGCCTGCTTTGTCAGCATTTCAGTCTGCGCACCAATAACTTGCGTCCTAATAGGTCCACTTGCAGGCAACATCTCACGATATGCTTGCGCTTGAAACTGCGTTACACTCTCAGCAAGCAACGGGTGAATAACGCCAGATGAACCCTCAAATGGCTCAACACGCTCTTCATATTTCATGCCTAAAAACTCTAGACCTTTTTTGTAAGTATCTTCCCAATCTTGGCGAGATGAAAAATCATCTTCAATATCGCCAGTCAATGTAGATGAAATTTGACCAAGATCACTATCATCCATAAATTCTGCCAAATTAGAATTAAACTCAATAGCTTGAGTTTCTTCCATTTCGGTGTATTCACCAACAATGGCAGATCCGTCATCAAACTCATAAACACCCGGAGATTGACCCAACTGCTCTACTAAAACGTCCTCACCCTGAATTGGCATTTGACCGTTCATCATTCCACCCGGGCCTACATCGCGTTCAATAGCCATTTTATTTCCTTTTCAAGTGTTGGAGCGAAGGGCGCTCAACCATCACAGAGCAGTTACGCAACGGAAGCGTCTGCACCAATGGGCAGGGAGGAGTCCCATCGGATATCCCTCGCCCCAACTTCATTAAAAGATATCCTTCGATCCGCCCTCTAAAGGCTCCATCTCATCAATATCATCAAAGTCCGTCATAGGACCACCTTTTTCCCAAGCATTACAGACATTTTCAGCCATGCAGGTGAAATCCAGTTTGGTGCAATACCCAACCTCATCACCCTCATCCATTCCAATGCCATTCTCAATGCAATCAAGCATACTAGAACGAATGTTGTAATATTCACATGTTCCGCAAATTTGTTTTTTCTTTTCCCAGTTTTTTACAGAGTGACCGTAAGCATACTCCTGTATGGCATGCTCACGATTTTTGTCGTTTAAATCTGCGTCTTGAGTCGAAAGAGGGCAAACAAACTCCTCTTCCCCCTCATACATATCGTCATCAACAACTTGGTTGATACCAGACCTAAGTTCATCCATATCAATGTTGATAACGATTTTAGCCATTATTTACATCCTGTAAATTTAGTACCTGATACAGCGGCACCACCGCCACGGCAGTTTCCAACTTTGCCGCCGTACTTCATGCCTTTTACTTCTCCGCCATACTCCATCATTTTGAAGTCTTCACCAGAGATTTTACCGTCTTTGTTTTTATCAAGCTTATACTGCTTTCCAGTCAGCCCACCTTCTTTCATCTTTTTAACTTTACCGCCATACATCATTTTTTTGGTTCCTGTGTTACAATGCATCAGTAATACTCTCTCTTACGACGAAAACGAAACTCATCGTCATCGTCATAGTCGGTTGGAGTGGTGATAAAACCACCTTGCCTAAAACGCAGTATAGCCTGTGTCATCGAATCCGCCAAGTCATCATGTTCACCATTCGGAAAAGATGCACACTCTTCCATAACTTCATCAGCAAAATTAGTTTCAGGTGCCCACACCATGCCACTTTCAAATACAGGCGCACACGCATGCATCCGCGTAAACTTATCCGCACCACGACCCGGAGTAAACGGCGTTACAGGAATACCCATACGCCTTAACTCTTGCGTCAACGGCATCCCAGAACCCTTCTGTTCAATCAATATCATGTCTGGATCAAACTCTTGCCATAAATCATGTGCAGCCTGCTTTAACTCAGGAAACTCCCACCGGCCCCTAACAGCATCAAGCAAAATAATATGATCCTCACCTGTCTCCTCATGGTGAAAAATACCCCAAGTCGTTATCGCAGAGTAGTCAGCCCTATCACTCTTACTAAACGCAGTATCATAAGACTGAATGATGTAGCTACATGGCGGAGGATCATCCTTCTCCCATAAATTCCACCACTCTCTCTTAACAATAGCGCCCTCTTCTGCAGTCGGATTCTGCATATACTGGGCATTCCATTTAGCCACAGGAATAGAGGCTTTAACGCCTTCAAGCTCCTTTAAAGACCAAAATTCAGGCCAGAGTGGGCCACCTTTAGGCATAATTGCAGGAAATTCTACAATTTCCCACTTATCAGCACCCTTCTCGCTCTGCTTCTGCAAAACCTTTGCCGTCAGATCACGAATCGACCAACGGGTCATCACAATAATAATCGCACCACCCGGCTGTAAACGCTGCCGTGGCCCAGAGGTGTACCACTCGTAGATATTATCTAACGCAGTAACACTCAGCGCGTCTTGTTCGGAGACAGGATCGTCGATAATCGCAAGGTCAGCGCCGCGCCCCGCGAGAGCGCCACCGACACCCACCGCATAATACTCGCCGCCACCGTTCGTACTCCATCGACCACTCGCTTTAGCGTCTGACGCAAGACTGACATTAGGGAAGACATCTCGAAACTCCTCGCTATCAATTAAGTTTTTAACCTTCCGACCAAAACCAACAGCCAACTCAGCCGTGTGAGTCGCCTGAATAATCTTCAAATCGGGCCTTCTACCCATCAACCAAGTGGGAAACAAATAACTCGCAAACTCACTCTTCGTATGGCGCGGAGGCATGTTCACAATCAATCGCTTGATCTTACCATCCGCAACGTCCTGTAGCTTCTGAGCATAAATCTTGTGATGCCTGCCCTCAATAAACTGAGGCCAAACATGATTCACAAAACTCATAAAACTATCATGCTTCTCCGCACGTTTATCAAGCGTCCGTAAACGCTCCAGCATAGGAGCAACCTTGGCTAACTCCTCATCCGTAAGGTACTTGGAAAAGTCATTTGTCAGGTCGTTCAATGTTTAATTCCTTGGCCTGCTTGTCCAAAAGATATTCTAATTGCGCCCCTCCAAAACTTTTAGAAAGCGAATCTTTTATTTCAAGAAATTTTTTTCTGTTCAAAAAATCTATGGTGTCTTGAATATCTAGCGGCGTTTCTCTCACTTGCATACTACCTTGTTCTATGTTCCTAAGTGGATTAAATGATCCTATGCCCATTGAAACATTGTTGTTTGTATTCGTAGGAAACATAATTTCTTCAAATTGGTTAGGATTAACCTCATGCCTACCAATTTCAAACCCTAATCGGTCTTTCATATTAAAAAGCATCTGACCTACACGCGCTTTTTCTTCTTCAGACTTGTACGGATTTCTCTGCGAAGAATACCCTTCTCCAGTCTGACTTTTGTAATAATTTAAAAGACGCTCCGCATCACTAAATTCCGGTCTGGTTTCTCCAGTTGCAGCACGAGACGCAGGAAGTCTATCAAGAAAAGTACCTAAACCCTGCATAACTGGCATTATCTGTCTTGGGTCATTAATACTCTTTAAAAATTGTTGTCTAAAATTACCCGTATTTTCATCAATAATTTTGCCAACCTCTTGAACCTGTGGAAGACTTAAAAAATCATCCATTGACATTCTGCCAGCTAAAACATCTTGAACTCCACCGCGCAATTCTGGGCTTTGAAGTTGAGAAGAACCAGCATCTTCAGTAACCATTGCCAGTTGACTAAAAATATCGTTAGGATCACTTAAATGACCTCCTCCGTATGGGCCTTCATCTAAGGCAGGAGGATCAAAAAGTTCTACGAATTTTTCTTCTAACGTAGGCATTTTGTTATATTGATTTACGGAACCACTAAAATTTAAAACACTATTAACAGCATCCATCATAGGCTGACCGTATTTATAAATATTTTCAGCAGGATTCCTTTGACCCATAACATTACGAAGTTCGTTTAAAGCTAAGTGACGATACTCATGATCATCAATCAAACCACCAACAGCAGAACTCATAGGTTCAGACGTATATATCTGACCAGTTATCGGTAAAAATCTGGGACCACCAGTGCTCTCAAGTAAATCATTATCTAAAAATACTCTAGGATCACTGCCTCTCCTACCATATGCAGTTAAAGGATCTAATGAGCCACCCCCCAACGCCTCAGAAATCTCATAAGCAGAAGGACCACTCGAAACACTAGGAGGACCGTAATCAGGAAAACTAACACTAGGACCATCACCCCCACCTAGTGCCTCAGAAATCTCATACACAGAAAGACTAGATACACTCGGAGGCGCATAGTCAGGAAAACTCTTCTCCTCCTTTTCCTTCTCCTCCTTCTCTTTTTTCCTCTTAGCCCCGGGGTAACTGTCGTACATGCTTCCACGACCGCGCTCAAAGCCAACGCCACCACCCTCGGCAAAACCCTGAACAAATCTGTCTATATTGCTGTACATATTAACCCCGCAAAGAACCTAAAAACCTATCAATGTTCGGCGTTACAGGACCACCAACGTTAAACTGCTTCGGCGCACGAATCGTCATACCCTCAACAGGCTCCGAAGGAGGACGCGGTGGACGCGGCGTAGTAACAACAGGTCGCTCAACCTCCCCAAGACTAATCTTAGGCTCCTCCTCCGCAGCCACAATCGGAACACACTGACCAATAGTCGCATCAAACTCATAACCCGCAGGACAACCATCATCACTCTCACCGCCAACAAAAGGATCAGGGTACTCAGGAACATCAACACCAGATCTTATCAATTGACCATCATCAGTGCGAATATAACCACCCTCGTTCGATGGATAACCAACATACTCACCAGTCGCATTGTCAACCGCGCCAATCAACTCACCACTGCTATTATAAACAGCCCTGCCACTCCCACTAGATAACATATCCGCTATCTCCTGACGCTTCGCAGGATCACCAGACGCAAGACCACTAAATAAAGCAAAACTGCCCAAAATGTCGTTAATAACACCCTGTATGCCAGTCCTCGGCATACCAACTTTAGATGTCAAAACATCAAAACCCTCAACAGGCGTACCAGTCAAAACTCCAGCAACAACCTTGTCAATAATCTCCTTGTTGTCTGGAAGCTCAACATCAGGGACAGATGCTGAAGTAACTACATCACCAACTACATCACCAGCAAGCACAGCACTGTAAGGATCATCATCACCACCAGTCGCCAAACCAAGAGGATCTAACGGAATAGAAGTCCCGCCAACAACACCACTCCGACCAAGGTCGCCCCTCGTAAACATCGCCTCATCAACAGAAATATCAGGCAAACCCATGTCATCGTCAGTCAATGAAGGAGAAAATACATCAGCCACGCTAATTTTTCCTGACGCTAAATCTCTACCAATATCCCTAAGATCTAAATTCACATCAGGATCATACTGCGCAACCTGTTCAGCTACACTCAATGGCGCAGATGAAGGAGCATCCCTAATACCCATCTCATCATAACCCGTATCACCATAATACGCATCAGCACGAGTCAAAACATCACTCAACTCTTCAGGCGATAAACCCAACTCATAATCAGGAACCGTACTAGGAGCATAACTCAAATACTGCTGCTCCTCAAATTCCTCCAAACCAGTCTGCACAGGTTCAATCGCGCTAACAGTAGGCAACGCCAAAGACGGACCAACCTCTAAATCAGCCGTAGCAGTCGCAGGAGTCAAAGATAAATCAGGCAACTCCAACTCACCAAGACCCGCTATGTTGTCCATACTAACCGCGCCAACAGGCTGACCAGACTCGTAAACCTCACCATACGCAATACCAGAATACGGCTTCCCATCCTGAACCAAAGGCTCATTCGGATCAGTCAAATCAAACGCAGGAGGAGAATAAAAATCAACAACCTTCTCTACCCCACTCGTCGTATCCTCATATTCCACAGGAATTTCTTGAGGAAGCAAAGGCAAACCACCCAAATCAACATCACTGTAATCAACAACAGGCGCAACATTCAAATCAGATGTAGCAGAAACTACAGGCTGCGCAACTGGCACTGGAGCAGGCGTAGGGTCCCTATCACTACCAGCTAACGCCTCCATCTCCTCATAACTCAGGGCATTGCTGCCACTCAAATTCGTACCACCACCACCAGCAATCATCGTATCCGCATACTGCTGATAAGCATCCGCAGCACTCGTGCCAGTCGGCTCATCCAAAGCCTTAGCCGCAGCAGGGCGACTGTCTCCACCGCCCCCACCACCGCCGCCGCCACTGTCACCGCCAGTGTCAAACACAATCTGAGGCACAAAGCCAAAACCAAACAAGTCTCTAAACGTCTTCATGCCACTTTCCTATGCCACTTCTCATCGCGCTTACTACCATCAGGATATAACCTTAACCCCTCACCAATCTCAACATTCGGATAATTATCCCACATAAACCGCTGTATGACCCGTATAAA